AAGGCGATTTTGATGCCAACCTTGCAGAAATAATGAAAGAAAGTGAGCTTGCAAAAATAGCAAGTGATTTACTAGAGTTAGTAGATGCGGACATCTCTGGTCGTAAAGATTGGGTAGAGATGTACGTCAAAGGTTTAGACGTTTTGGGGATGAAATATGAAGAAAGAACAGAACCTTGGAACGGAGCTTGTGGAGTGTTTTCCACTGTCCTCACCGAGGCCGCCGTTCGGTTCCAGAGCGAGACTATCATTGAGACGTTTCCTGCTCAGGGACCGGTCAAAACGGAAATTGTCGGTGCGATTGACAAGCTTAAAGAACAGGCGGCGGAGCGTGTTCGAGATGATATGAACTATCAGCTCACTGAGGTGATGACTGAGTATCGCCCAGAGCATGAGCGCATGTTGTATAACTTAGGACTAGCAGGAGCTGCGTTTAAGAAAGTATATTTTGATCCGTCGCTCGGTCGTCAGATAGCGATGTTTATTCCCGCTGAAGACATCATCATTCCTTATGGTGCGTCGAGTGCTGCGACAGCAGAGCGCCTCACACATGTGATGCGTAAGACTAAGAACGATATGAAGAAGCTGCAGGTTGCAGGATTCTATTGTGATGAAGACTTAGGCGAACCAATGGCGTTCCACACAGATGTGGAGAAGAAGAAAGCGGAAGATCAGGGTTATACCTTATCAGATGATGATCGCTATCAGGTCTTAGAGATTCACGTTGACTACGACCTGCCCGGTTATGAAGACGAAGATGAGATTGCACTGCCGTATGTGATCACTATCGAGCGCGGCACGAGTAAGGTGCTGGCCATTCGCCGTAACTGGGAACAAGATGATAAGCGCAAGTTAAAACGTAATCACTTCGTGCAGTACACATACGTGCCGGGCTTTGGTGCATATGGTCTAGGTTTAATTCACTTGATCGGTGGCTACGCCCGCGCGGGTACATCTCTAATCAGACAACTAGTAGATGCTGGTACGTTGTCTAACTTGCCCGGCGGCTTAAAAGCTCGTGGTCTGCGTATCAAAGGTGACGACACTCCGATCAACCCCGGTGAGTTCCGCGACGTAGATATTCCATCAGGTTCAGTGCGTGACAACATCATGCCGCTGCCGTACAAAGAACCATCACAAGTTCTCGCGGGCCTCTTGGAAAAGATCACCGAAGAGGGTCGTCGCCTTGGCTCCATCGCGGATATGAACATCAGCGACATGAGTGCAAACGCGCCCGTGGGCACGACGCTTGCTTTGCTTGAGAGACAACTCAAGACAATGTCGGCGGTCCAAGCCCGCGTGCACTACAGCATGAAGCAAGAGTTTAAGTTGTTGCGTGACATCATCCGTGATCACACACCACCTGAATACAGCTTCGACCCAGTTGAGGGTGACAGAAAAGCAAAGCAAGCAGACTACGACATGGTGTCTGTGATTCCAGTCAGTGATCCCAACAGTGCGACGATGGCGCAGAGGATCATGCAGTATCAGGCTGTGATTCAGCTGGCGCAAGGTGCTCCGCAGATTTACAACTTGCCCGTGCTGCACCGCCAGATGATTGAGGTGCTCGGTATCAAGAATGCAGAGAAACTTGTGCCGACTGAAGATGATATGACAGCACGCGACCCTGTGTCGGAGAACATGTCGTTCCTCACTGGCAAGCCAACAAAGGCGTACATACATCAGGATCACGATGCGCACATTGCTGTGCATACAAGCATGATGCAGGACCCAGTCATCATGAGTCAGTTGGGTCAGAACCCGATGGCGCAGCAGATGCAGGCCGCGATCATGGCGCACGTTGCAGAACACTTAGCGTTTTCGTATCGTCAGAAGATACAAGAGCAGTTGGGTGCGACACTGCCCGAGCCAGATGCACAACTCGACCCGCAAGTTGAAGTGCAGGTGTCTAAGCTCGTGGCGCAAGCTGCTGTGCAGTTATTGCAGATGGATAAAGCCAAGGCTGCGCAACAGCAAGCGATGCAGCAAGCGCAAGACCCCATCATCCAGATGCAGCAGGCTGAACTGCAGATTAAGAAACAGGAAGCTGACATCAAAGCACTCAAGGTCAAAGGCGACTTGCAGATGAAGGCCGAGGAGTTGTCACTCAAGGCGCAAGAAAGCGCGGCCAAGATTGGTGAAGACCCACAGATGGCTGCACAACGCCTGCAGATGGAGATTGCTCAAGCACAAGAGATGCATGGTCTAGAGATGGCGGCTAAACAGATGGAGTTGCAGCAGGCTCAAGCCCAGCAGCAGCAAGCCATGATGCAGCAACAACAAGCCCACGGACAGAAGATGGCCCACGGCGGGCAGGTTCATGCGCAGAAGTTATCTCACGCGGAGCGGGCGGCTCAGAACGCCAACAACAAACCCACACCGAAGAAGGATGAGTAATGGACAATAAATTCATCGAAGTGCTCATGTCTAAATTGCGTGAGCGACAAACAGAGTTTCAACAAGTTTTGTGTGATGGTGGAGCCAAGTCCTACGATCACTACAAAGAACTGAGCGGTACTATCCGAGGTCTTCAACTTGCTCAGTTGGAATTACATGACCTCGAGCGAAAACTAAAGGACTCTGAAGATGACTGATTTTGATGTTAGCGCGGTAAACCTGTCAGGTTTACTCAACAAGACGGAGGAGGAGAAGGCTAAGCAGTTGCCTGACCCTGTGACGTATCACTTGTTGTGCATGCTACCTAAAGCTGAAGATGAATATGAAGGTGGCTTGCTCAAGGCAAGTCAAACAATGCAGTACGAGGAGCTCTTATCCCCCGTATTGTTTGTTGCCAAAATTGGCCCCGATGCGTTCAAAGACGCAACACGGTTTCCGTCTGGCCCCTCCTGTCAGGTTGGGGACTTTGTGTTAGTACGTCCTAACACGGGAACCCGCATGAAGATTCATGGTACTGAATGGAGACTCATCAATGATGACTCTGTACAGGCTGTTGTGCAAGACCCTCGTGGTATTCAACGCCCCGGCATGTAAGGAGACATCATGGCTGAAATTGAAAAAACAGAATTTACCTTCCCTGATGAACAGGAAGAAGCTAATGAGCGCAAGGGCGGTAGAGTTGTAACGCCTGAAGCTGATGAAAAGCCCAAAGTCAAGGCAGATGAAGACGATGATATTGAGATTATCGACGACACGCCCCTTCGGGATAGGAACAAAGTCGACGTTACTGAGCCTATTGAAGAGGTAAAAGACGAAGACTTAACCAAGTACAGCGAGAGTGTTAAAAAGCGTATTAAGCGGTTTTCTGATGGATATCACACTGAGCGTCGCGCAAAAGAGACAGCTGAGCGTGAAAAAGAGGAAGCTATACGCTTAGCACAAACGGTATTAGAGGAAAACAAGAAGCTTAAAGGCTCTGTTAACCAGAACCAGACTGCGCTCTTGGAGCAAGCCAAGAAAGTAGTCAGTGGTGAGGTTGAAACTGCTAAGCGGATGTACCGTGAAGCTTACGAATCCGGGGATACGGATAAGCTGGTGGACGCTCAGGAAGCACTCACTACGGCTAAAATCCGAGCAGATAAAGTAAATAATTTTAGGCCAGCCCCTTTACAAGTCGAAGAAACTCCTGTACAAATCGCACAACAGCCCACCAGAGCTGCGCCTGTTGATGAAAAACTGCTTGATTGGCAAGATAAAAATCAGTGGTTTGGAAGCAACAAACGCATGACAGCCTATGCTCTAGGATTGCATGAAGATTTGGTAGGCGAAGGAATTCCAAGTGGTAGTGAAGAATACTATAGACGTATCGACACTGACATGAGAGAAAGGTTTTCGGAGCAGTTTGGAGCCGAAGAGTCCGTTGAAGTAAAACCGTCTCAACGAGTAAAGTCCAACAACGTTGCACCTGCGACACGTAGTACAGCACCACGAAAAGTAGTGTTGACACAAACACAGGTGAATATCGCCAAGCGATTGGGAGTTCCGTTGGAACTGTACGCTCGCAAGGTAGCTGAAGAAATGAGGAAATAATTATGGATAAGTCTAACCGTTTGACCCGTGAACTCGATACCCGCGAAAAGATGGAGCGCCCTAAACAATGGATGCCCCCTCAGTTGTTGCCCGACCCTACTCCCGAGGAAGGTTATGCATTTCGTTGGATTCGGATTGCGACGTTGGGTAAAGATGACGCCACAAATGTTTCCGGCAAATTACGCGAGGGCTGGGAGCCCGTTAAAGCTTCTGATCATCCCGAGATTCGCTTGTTTGGACAGACCGACGGTCAGTTCCCAGATAGCGTTCAAGTGGGCGGTTTGATGCTTTGCAAAACACCTGTGGAGTTTGTACACCAGCGTGCTGCGTATTATCAGAAACAAACTGATGCGCAAATGGCTTCTGTGGACAACACATACATGCGCGAAAATGATCCTCGTATGCCTATGTTTAAAGAACGTAGAAGCGAAGTCACTTTCGGTAAAGGTATTTAATTTAACATAGGAGGCTTAAATGCCATATCCCGTTGTCGATGCACCCTATGGGTTTAAACCCATTAATCTGATTGGTGGTCAAGTTTTTGCTGGTTCAACTAGGAATCTCCC